ATAATAAGAATCCTACACAATTATATATTATTTAATAAAATGGAGGAATAAAGTCAAATGATTGATTTATTAAATATTCAACCTCATCAGGTTAGTAATGATTTGCGTGGATATTCTGTGATGTTTTACGGCGAACCTAAGAGTGGCAAGACTACGACAGCTTCAAAATTTCCAAAATCATTGATTGTTGCCTTTGAAAAAGGATATGCGGCTTTACCTGGGGTTATGGCTGTTCCAGTTAATAGCTGGGCCGATTTCTTAAAAATTATCAGACAGCTAAAAGATCCATCTGTAAAAGAAAAGTATGAAACAATCGTTATAGATACTGTTGATATTGCATATGATTATTGTGAGCAGTATATATGTGCGCAAGCAAACGTTGATGCGATTGCAGATATTCCTTTTGGTGGAGGTTATTCTAAGGTTGGAAAAGAATTCGATAGTAAGTTGCGCTCCATTGTTCAGCAAGACTATGGATTAGTTCTAATCAGTCACTCGACAGATAAAGTATTTAAAGATGAGACAGGTGAAGAATACAATAAAATTGTACCAACATTGCCTGCAAAACCACGCTTAATTGCTGGTCGTATGTGCGATATTATTGGATATAGTCGCTCTGTTAATACAGACGATGGAACAAAGACTTTATTGTTCTTGAGGGGTACTGAGCGCTTCGAGGCTGGTTCAAGATTCAAGTATACGCCAGACTATATTGAATTTAATTATAAAAACTTAGTTGATGCAATTCAAGCTGCTGTAAAGCGTCAATCAGAAGAAGATGGCGTTGACACAATCTCGACAAAAGATAATATCAATTCTAAAAATATTTTTGATACTGATTTTGATGCTTTAATGGCTGAATTCAATAATGTTACAGCTAAGCTAGCGAGTTCAAATCCTCAAGTCAATGTTCCTAAGATTACAGATATTATTGAAAAATATCTAGGTATTGGAAAGAAAGTAAATGAAATGTCTAGAAATCAGACTGATATTTTAGATATGATTGTATATGATTTGAAACAATTGAAGTAACACTCTGAGGGGGCTTAATTGCCCCCTTTATTTAGATAGGTGGGGCGCATGAGGCTTGTAAAGTGTGTTATTTGTGAAGATGATATAAATAGACAGACTGAATCTTTTGTGCAAATAAATAAGCGATATGCGCATGAATACTGTGCAGTTCAAGAACAAGTAGATAAAGAAGTAAGAAAACAATTAAATTCTTTTATTATGGAACTTTGGGATGGAAATCCTAATTATGGAATGATAGGTAAGCAAATAAATCAGTTTCAGACTGAGTATAAATATACATTAAGCGGAATTTTAGGAACTTTACATTATTGTTACAATATAAAAAAGATGCGTCCAGAACGAGCTCAGGGCATTGGTATTGTTCCGTTTTACTATAAAGAGGCTCGTAAATATTTTGAGGCTATAGAGAAGGGTAGAATAAATTCGAGCGAACTTTTGGATGTAAAACGAATAGTCGTAAATATAGCCCCCCCTCGATCAGAAATAATGAAAAAAATAAATGAAATTCAATGGGAGGAAATATGAATAAATTTTATGATGAAAAAACTGCTGAAATGGTTCTTATAAATATTTTCAAATTTCCGCAGGTGCTTGAGCAACCAGATAAGTTTTATATATCAAGCGATGATTTTTATAGCAAGTTTCATAAAACAATCTTTGTGTGTATTAACAATCTTGTCGCACAAGGCATGGAGCATCTAACAGTTTTAGATATTGAAAATTATCTACATTCTAAATCTGACTTTAAAAAAATATTTGATGATGGTGGCGGAAGTCAATTACTGGGTAGTGCAGAAATACACGCTGATTTAAATTCATTTGAATATTATTATGAAAGATTAAAAAAACTTACTCTTTTAAGAGCATTTGACCATAATGGAATCGACATAGAGCATGAATTTAAGATTATAGATGATTATGATATAGAACAACTTGCAGATAGCATTGATCAAAGAATTGAGCGTATAAAATCAGACTATCTTTCTAAAACATGGTCTATCTCTAAGCACGCAGGTGAAGGACTAGAGGACTTGATCAATTCTCTAAAACAGCAGCCAGAGTTTGGAATACCACTTTATGGAAAGCTAATAAATACAATTACAAGAGGAGCAAGATTAAAAAAGTTTTATCTTCGTAGTGCGCCCACAGGGCTAGGAAAAAGTCGCATGATGATAGCTGATATTTGCAACTTTTCTTGTGATGAAATATACGATTTAAATAAAAGACAATGGGTTCAGAATGGTGCTTCTCAGCCTTCTGTGTTTATTAGTACAGAGCTTGGCATTGACGAATGTCAGACAATGGCTTTAGCCTTCTTAAGTGGCGTAAAGGAAGATATTATTTTGAATGGAACATATTCGACTGGAGAAGAAGAAAGAGTTTTGCGGGCAGCACAAATTCTATCTCGTTCTCCTATTTGGATTGAGCATTTACCTGACTTCTCTATTAGAGATATAGAAAATGTAATAAGAAGAAATAGAAGAGAAAATGGAGTTCTGTATTATGGATTTGATTATATACACAGTTCTTTAAAAATATTAGAAGAAATATCTCAAAGAACAAAAGGAATGAAATTAAGAGAAGATAATATATTATTTATGTTAGCAATTAGATTAAAAGATTTATGTAATGAATTAGGTATTTTTATTATGTCGTCAACTCAGTTAAATGCGGATTGGGAGAGTAGAGAGACTTCAAATCAAAACGTACTGAGAGGCGCTAAGGCGATTGGTGATAAGATTGACGTTGGATATATCAGCTTGCCAGTTACAGATCAAGACAGAGAAGCACTAGCACCCTTTGTTCAAGCATCATGTTTACCAATGCCAAACATCGTTCATCACATTTATAAGAATCGTAGAGGAAAATTTAAGTCAGTAAAACTTTGGTGTCATGGAGACTTATCAATATGTAGAGTAGAGCCATTATTCTTGACGGAGGATGACTATACTACAATAAATATTGATGATTTTGAGATTGTAGTTAACAAAGAATAGGTGCTTGCGTATGAATCATAGGCTTATGAAAAATTCTTTAAGTGAAGAGCAAGTAATTGGGGCCTTGAAACAGTTAGGTTCGGGGCCTCCTTTGTCTACAAGGGGAGCTTTGATATTTGATACTGTATGTCATAATGACACTCACTGTGGTAGCAAGAAGCTGTATTATTATCTTGATTCAAAGATGTTTAAGTGTTATACTGGGTGTGGTGATTTTTTTGATATATTTCAGTTGATTTCTAGAGCCATGAAAGTACAGAATAAAGAAATTAGTGCAAGCGACAGTATGTATTGGTTATATAAGAATAGTCAGACATTTTTTACAGATGTTTCCAATCATCAAATTAGTGAGACAAACAAAGAGGTAATTGAAAGAGAATTAACATACTATGATAATTCTGTTCTGAGCGTACTTAGAGATAGGGCTATTGAAGGTTGGATTCAGGAAGGAATTAAACTTGACAGTATACTAAAATATAAGGTAAAATATAATCCTGTGACTTGTGCTGCAATTATACCACATTTCGATGTTGACAATAGATTGATTGGCATAAGGCAAAGAACTTTGGTTTCAGACGAAGAACGACATGGAAAATATAGACCTGCTTATATAAATGGCAACAGCTATCCACATCCATTATCTTATAATTTATATGGCTTAAATTTTAATAAAAATAACGTAGAAAAGTATAAGAAGGCTTTTGTTTTTGAAGGTGAAAAATCAGTTTTATTGATGGATAAATATCCAGATAGTTGCGCAGTAGCTACTTGTGGCTCAAGTATTTCTGCATATCAGGTTAAGCTATTGATGGATTTGGGAGTTGATGAAATCATTGTTGCCTTTGACAAAGAATTTATATGCGTTGGCGATGAAATGTACAAGAAGCAGACAAAGATGCTCAGCAACTTATTTAAAAGATTTTCAGATAAGGTAACAATCAGTTTTATTTTTGATCAATGGAATTTATTGGGTTTAAAAGATTCTCCAATAGATAAGGGCATAGACATTTTTAATTACTTACTTTCACAAAGATTTACGCTTGAAAAGGAGAGTTTAAATGAAGTATGAATTATTGAAGCCAATAAATTCAGAGTGCAGTTTAATTGAGCAGATTTTTCACAATAGAAATATTCCCATTGAAAACATTGATGGTTTTCTAAATCCATCTATTGGCTGTATTTTAAATCCTTATTTGTTAGATAACATTGAAGCTGCCGCAGAACTTTTACTGAAGCACCTAAAAAGAAATAGCAAGGTTTTTATACAAGTAGATTCTGATTGCGATGGATATACGTCTAGCTCTATCCTGCTAAATTGGTTATATGCCTTTGATAAAAATCTTTATCAAAATATTGAATTTAGAATACACACAGGCAAGCAGCATGGTTTGCTTGAAGAAACAATTCAGTACTTAAGAGACAATGCTTTTAACTTAGTCATAATTCCAGATGCTGGGTCGAATCAGACAGATATTCATAAACTTTTGTTAGAGATTAATGTTGACTGCATTATATTGGACCATCATGAATCAGATGGTCTAACCTCCTCTGCAATAATAGTGAATCCTCAATTAGATAGCTATCCAAATAAAAATTTAAGTGGTGCTGGTGTTGTCTATAAGTTCTGTAAAGTATTAGATGACAAGCAGGGCGTCAATTATGCAGATAAATTTTTAGACTTGGTTGCTTTGGGTATGATAGCTGACATGATGGACACCACTGAGCTTGAAACAAGGCGACTAATATTGACAGGTTTAAACAATATTAATAATGGTTTTTTTAAGGCTTTGATCGAAAAACAAGCATACTCAATGAAGAATGAAGTTACCCCTACTACTATTGGATTTTATATAGCTCCTCTAATTAATGCAGTTGTCCGCGCAGGAACAGAAGAAGAAAAAAGCCTAATCTTTAGTGCTTTGCTAGATTCAAATGCTGGTATAAAAATAAAATCTACTAAGCGTGGCGCCAAAGAAAATGATACTGAGTATATTATTGAAAATGGGTGTCGATTAATTTCAAATATAAGGAGCAGACAGAATAAATTAAGAGATGCTTCTGTTGAGGCAATTGAAGCAAAAATTGAGTCTGATGGTTTAAACTTAAATAAAATTATTGTTATTATCAATGAGAGGCTAGAGGATAAAAACTTATCAGGTCTTATAGCTAATAAACTATTGGGTAAATATAGAAAACCAATATTTATTTTAAAAGAAACTGAAGAAGGATTGCTGCAAGGCTCTGCGAGAGGTTATGAAAAGTCTGAACTACAAGACTTCAAAAGCTTTGTAAATGGGAGTCAATTATGTGAGTATGCAGAAGGGCATGCCAATGCTTTTGGTGTGGGAATAAAGAAAGATAACCTTGCAGATTTCATTATATTTTCGAACGAGGCACTCAAAGATATTAGTTTTGACAATAGATATCTTGTTGACTACATCTATGACATAAACTATCTAAGAGAATCAGATGTTGAGCAAATTTTTAGTTTAAGAAATTTATGGGGCAGAAAGTTTGAAGAACCATTATTCTGCATCAAAAATATCAAACTAAAAGCTGAAGATATAATACTTCTATCTGCAAATAAAAATCCCACATTAAAAATCTCATACAAGAATTTTTCCTTTCTAAAGTTTGGCTTTAGTCAAGATGAGTATCAAAAACTTTTGCCACGCGGTGAAGGTCGCGCTCATATTGAAGTTGTTGGTAGATTTCAATTAAATGAATGGAATGGGAACTACTATCCTCAAATTTTAATTGAAGATTATAATAAACTTGAGGAAATAAAATATTATTTTTAGGGGGCGAGAAGATGACAGAGATATCAGGACCTGAGTTAGCTATAAGCTATCCCCCTCAGAGTGCCTTCTTTATTGGAGGGGAAAATGAAAGGTCTGATGTTTTAGAGCTTCCACAGGATGCAATAAGAGTTGTGAATGTTGGTAGCTCTGCAGATAGCGTTGGTAGCGATGCATTTGGTAGAATGCGCGTCAGTGAGCCCTTTACATTGGGGGATTATAAACATTTATACGCTATTGATCCGAATTTTTTAGATGTAGTTACTGCAAGTGGAACAATATCTTTTGCGGTGAATAAAGCGGCAGCTACTTTAGCAACAGGAACTGCTAGTGGTTCTTTTGCGATTCATCAAACCAAACTATATCACCATTATCAGCCAGGAAAATCTCAATTAATATTAAGTTCATTTAATTTTGGGTATGCACAGCAAAATGTTACAAAAAGAACTGGATATTTTGACGATAGAGATGGGATTTATTTTGAGCAAGTTGGTTCCCCTAGCTCAAATGGGACAAATGCTGGTACATTAAATTGGGTTGTACGTTCATATGTTACTGGAGCTGCTTTAGAAACTACCAAGCGCATACCACAAAGTCAATGGAATATCGATCCCTGTGATGGGACAGGGAAAAGTGGATTTAATTTGGATATTTCAAAGGTACAATTAATTTTTATAGATTTTCAATGGTTAGGTGTTGGTAG